TCTTCGTATGTCCATTATTGGTAGGCCCATGCGTAGACTGTGGTATGATTTAAAGAATGGAAACCTTGCCCATAACAGAAATCATCCTTCTGTTTTTATTAAGTTCCTGTATGGACACATCCTAGAAGAACTTGTACTGCTGTTAGTAAAGATGGCAGGACATAAGGTAGAAGATGAGCAAAAGGAAATTTCTGTGGACGGCGTTAAGGGACACATGGATTGTAAAATTGACGGGGAAGTAGTGGACATTAAGACCGCTTCTTCATTTGCGTTTAAGAAGTTTGAAAACGGAACGCTGCATGACGATGATCCTTTTGGGTACATGGCACAGTTAGCTGGATATGAAGCTGCTGAAGGAACAGAGGATGGCGGGTTCTTAGCCATGAACAAAGAAAGCGGAGAGCTTGCTCTGTACCAACCAGGACCTTTTGTAAAAATTAATATCAAGGATAAAATTAAAAGAGTGCGTGAAGCTGAATCTCTTGACACCCCGCCAGCCAAATGTTATAATCCAATACCTGACGGCAAGCGTGGGAACTTGAAATTACCAAGAGGCTGCGTCTATTGTCCTTATAAATTAGAGTGTCATTCAGACGCTAATAATGGGCAGGGCTTGAGAGCATTTCAATATTCTACAGGATTAAAATATTTTACTAGGCTTGTCTCTATGCCTAAAGTTTTAGAGGTTACTTTTCGTGAACGCCAGAAAGTCTAAAAGAATTACTCGTCACATGAAGACACTTCTTATTGAGTGGGTAAAGACATTACTGCCAGAGGAAGAAGCTGCCAAGGTTTCGCTACAAAACATACAACATTTAATGCCAAAAGAGCAGCACTACTTCGCAGACAATAGAATATATTTAAATGCTTATTCCCCTAAATGGATTAAAAATGGAATCAAGAGAATACTTAAACAATATCCTGATACGGAAATTGAAATGATAACAATGGAAAAAATATTATGGACGATGAAACAGAAATCACGCTATCAGAAGATCACTCTTTAAAAAGCATTGTAATTGCTTTAGCAGGATTCCTTATGTCGGGAGGAAAGCTTTCTGATTTATCAGACGATGTTTTCTTTGATCTTGATAGAGCAGTTTCAATCGAATTAAAAGAAAGACAAGGACATACCCATTAAAAGAAAACCAAGAAAGATAAGACCTCAATATGATTCCAGATGGGAGGCTGGTCTGCATGAGAACCTTTTAAAATCCTGGCAGCATCATGGAGATAAGGTTCATTACATTATTGAGCATAATTACGAGCCTGACTTTATCAGGTCATTCGGGGATAAGACAATATTACTAGAAGCAAAGGGAAGGTTTTGGGATTTTGCAGAGTACAGTAAGTACAAGTGGATACAGAAAGCGTTACCAGAAAATACTGAACTGGTGTTCTTGTTTTCTAATCCTAATGCACCTATGCCCCAAGCCAAGCGCCGTAAGGACGGTACTAAACGAAGCCATGCTGAGTGGGCAGAGACAAATAATTTTAGATGGTTCACTGAACAAACATTACCAAAGGAGTGGAGATGATAATGTTAGACAGCGATTTAATGATTTCAAAAGATAGGCCGTATTCATACACATTTAATGAAGACGAGTGGATAAGAAACATTCAACAGTATATTGACATGACCTATAAATCACACTATGGGAATGGACGATACCAAGCAACCGATATGATAATTGATGCTGGACATGGTGAAGGGTTCTGCATTGGTAATATTATGAAGTATGCCATGCGTTATGGGAAGAAAGGAAATCAAAAGAAAGATGTGGAATTTAAAAAGAATTCTGAACTATTAAAGATTATTCACTATGCTATTATTGCTTTATATTTAAACGAGAAAGCTAATGGTTGAGTGGGATAGGAAACTTGAAAGAAGGGCAGGATTTTTAAGAAGAAAAAAATCAAAACAAAATTCTAAAAACAAGAGATTAAACAGACAGAAGAAAGATGAATCGAAATATAAAGATTTACTAAACAAAGAAAAGGAACATAATGAGTATTGAGTTGCCTACCAATTACCAGCAGTTTATACACTTGAGCCGCTATGCCAGATGGAACGAAGAGAAAGGAAGAAGGGAAGCATGGGATGAAACAGTATCCAGGTATTTTGACTTCTTTGAAAAACATTTAAAGGAAAACCATAGCACCAATATAAAAAATATACGGACTACTTTAGAAGAAGCTGTTCTTAATCTGGACATTATGCCAAGCATGAGAGCCTTAATGTCAGCAGGGAAAGCCTTGGAACGTGACCATGTTGCAGGGTTCAACTGTAGCTATCTGGCTGTTGATACTCCAAGAGCTTTTGATGAGGCTCTTTATATACTCATGTGCGGCACTGGTGTCGGCTTCAGTGTTGAAAGACAGTATGTTAACAAGCTGCCTGATTTACCAGAAGAACTATTTGATACAGATACAATTATAAAAGTAGCTGATTCTAAAATAGGTTGGGCTAAAGCTTACAAAGAACTCCTCTCGTTGCTTTACTCAGGGCAGATCCCTCAATGGGATGTGTCCAATGTTCGCCCTCATGGAGCCAGATTAAAAACTTTTGGAGGACGAGCCAGTGGCCCTGCTCCTTTAGAAGACTTATTCAGATTTACAATCAGTGTTTTCAAAGATGCTATTTCTATAGGGCATCGTAAGCTGGTTTCTATTGCTTGCCATGATCTGATGTGCAAAGTAGCAGAAGTTGTGGTTGTAGGAGGAGTAAGGCGTAGTGCTTTAATCTCTTTAAGTAACTTATCAGATGAGCGTATGCGTAATGCTAAATCAGGCGCATGGTGGGAAGACAACCAGCAACGCGCTTTATCGAATAATTCAGTAGCTTATACAGATTCAACAGAAATGAGGGCGTTTATAAAAGAATGGGTATCTCTTTATGAAAGTAAAAGTGGGGAGAGGGGGATATTCAATAGGAAAGCAGCAGAGAAACAAGCCGCCAGGAATGGAAGAAGGGAGGAGTATAAGGATTTTGGGACTAACCCCTGTAGTGAGATTATTCTACGCAACAAGCAGTTCTGTAATTTAACAGAAGTTGTTGTCAGGGAGAATGACACCTTTGAAACTCTTAGTAATAAGATAAAGCTGGCTACTATTCTTGGTACATTTCAAGCTACGCTTACAAGCTTCAGATACTTGAGCAAGTCTTGGCAGAATAATACAAAGGAAGAAGCTTTGCTTGGTGTGTCCCTTACTGGAATACTTGATAATAAAAATATGGTTAATGGTAATATAAAAATTAACCAGTTGAGGGATGTTTCTGTAGCTGAAAATAAAACATGGGCTAAAAAATTAGGCATTAATCAAGCGGTAGCCGTGACTTGTATTAAACCAAGCGGCACTGTAAGTCAATTAGTTAATAGCGCGTCAGGGATTCATACGAGGCACAGTCCTTATTATTTAAGGACGATCAGGGCTGACAAGAAAGATCCTTTAGCACAGCTTATGGTTGACCAAGGGGTGTACCATGAAGATGATACAACGAAACCAGACCATACCCTTGTATTTTATTTTCCTGTCAAAGCCCCTAAAAATGCAATCACAAGGGAACACTTATCAGCTATTGAACACTTAGGACTTTGGAAAACATATCAAAATGATTGGTGTGAACATAAGCCTTCTGTGACTATATCGGTTAAAGAAGATGAGTGGCTGGAAGTAGGGGCATGGGTCTATAAGAATTTTGATGATGTGTCAGGAATTTCATTTCTTCCTTACGCAGATCATTCGTATAAGCAAGCGCCTTATCAAGAGATAACATATCAAGAGTATAAAGAGTGGTTAAAGAAAACCACCACTTCTGTTGACTGGTCATTGCTGCCTGACTATGAGAAAGAAGACATGACAGAGAATACTAAAGAGTTGGCTTGTTCTGCAAATGCTTGTGAAATATTATAATTGAGGGAAAACATTTATGAGTAGGTCAAAAACATTGGAAGATTTAATACCTAAAGATTATGAAGAATCAAAAGAAGATACAAGAAAAGAAGATACAAGAACTGAAGTACGGATGTATAAAGTTCGTTGGGTGTGGTATCACACTATCCTGGCAACTGAGTTATTATTTGTAATACTTTTATTGCTTGGGATATTTATAAAATTATGAACGATAAGAAATTCCCACTACTAAAAGAAAAGTATGAGGGGCTTTTCTGGTGCAGGGAAAGGAGAAGCTATTTTACATGGAAAAAATATATACAATATTACAAAGACAAAACGGATGAAAAATAAAGAAGGAAATATTTTATCGTTCAGAATTTTGATTGATTCAAAAGGAAACCTTATCACTGAATTAAGCGGCTTGTTAGAAAAGGATGCTCGTAAAATCTTTAACAAGGATGATCTTCCGATTATTGAAAAGATAATAAGAGAAGGAAGAATTAAACTAGAACCGCTACATGTTTTTCTTGAAAACGAATTGGACAGTTTCACATGATTAGAATAAGAGCCAGATATTTACACGCGATTGAAAGCGCAACTAATGTTACTATAGGTTATTTAATTAATTTAATATTAGTACACCTATTATTACACATGTTGGGCTATGAAATCAGACTACAGGAAAACGCTCTGATGGGGCTAATCTTAGCTTGCGTAGCTTTTGTAAGGGGCTATTGGATCAGACGGATATTCAACTTTCTTGTTTATAAAGCTTATAAAGAATGAAAGTTATTGAAGTCAAATGGAATGACGCTTGGATAGATACGGATGATTTCACCAAAGAGAAAGCCAAGAAGCTTACTCCTGTTGTCCGTACAACTATAGGATTCCTGGTTGGAGAGAATTCTAAAGCTATTGTTTTGTGTACAGACCATTTTGAAAAGGATACAAAAACAATTAATACGGCTATGGTTATTCCGGTTGAAATGATTTTAGAATATTGGGAATATGAAATAGTTGAGAAAGATAACCCTTAAAAGTAAAGCCCCCTATCTTCAATGCCCCACCATACGTCAGGCTGACATACCCATTTCTCTTTCATTATACGGACATTAACATATCCTTTTGGGCAGTCCCAAGGCTGTGAATGAATACCTTTCCACTCTTCTTTCATTACAAAGCCTGAGCAAGAAAGTTGCATTAAAGATACTAAAGCTATAAAATATTTTTTCATTTGTCCCACGATATTGTTCCATCA